CCAAAGCCCCACTTGTTACCCTGGGTAACCGGGTTGCCGCCGGTGGACAGTTGCCGCTGGCCCAATACGCCTGTCTGCTGGATAGCCATTACTTGCCCCCGTAAATTTCGTTGTAAATCTGTTCAAGGGTTTTCCGCTGGTTCGCCGGCCCGCCCTGCGCCTCGAATGCCTGCTTGGCCCAGGCAAGGTCTGCCCAGTTCTGCGGGGTTAATCCGGTCGCCTGCAAGTCCTTCAGTACCTGCGGGTCTATGCCTTCCCTCGGGTCATGGCCGCCAGAGCGGATGCCCGGCGCCGCGTTGAACATCCACTGCAAGTGTTTCTCGGGGTCAAGCCGCTGCGGTTGCAGGGCTGTATTGTCAACGGGCAGGCCCATAATCGCGTTCTGGAATTGCGGCATCCCGGCCAACAGCTGCGCCTGGGCAAGATAGTTCCCCTCGCCGGTCATGCGCATTTGGTTTCTCGCGGTACCGCCCAGCGCATCAAGCGCGGCCTGGTAACCTGCCCGCAGGGGCTCGCCGCTCTGGTAATACAGCCGGTTGGCATCACCCCTGGCCTGGTCGGCCATTTCCTTGGTGTACTCGCGCGACTGGTTGTTCGATTTCTGCTGTGCATTCAGCGACTGGTTGGGGTCGCCGAACAGTGCATCAGTGATTCCGCTGAAAAGTCCCATGTCTTACTCCTAAATCACATCCCATTGGTCGGCGGCGACAAGCCGGAATCCAACTTCAACATGTTGCGCCCATGCCGGGATCGTGCCGTTAATCGTGAGCCCGGTAGTGGTCAGCACAAGCGTTCCGGTGCCGGCCTGCCGCAAATACACCACATCGCCCACCGTGAACGTGCTTGTTGGTAGGGTTATTGCCGGACTTGCCCCGGTAAATCGCTTGACCTTGTTTGCGTCCCCGGCCACCAGCGTGTAGGTAGTCGCGGCCTCATTTTCGAAATCAGGCGGCAGCCATACCAGCCCCGCCACCTGCGTGGCATCGATTGATAGTGCCGCCTCATGCTGGGTAACGCTCGACTCCGAAATGCGCGCGTCAGCAAATGTGCCACTGACAGTCCCGGAAGCATCATGCGTGTGGTCTCCCGCCGCCAGCTGGTCGGCGCCGGTCCCGATATCGCCGGAGCCTTGCAGCACTTCAAAACTGGCACTGGGAACAGAGAGCTTTACCCAGCCCTGGGACTTGTCGCCGGCGATATCGGGCAGCATCTTGCGGTAGGACACCAACCCTTCCCCGCCGGCGGTATCCAGGTACTGCGACAGGTACGGGGCAACAACAAGGCCCTCCGGGCTGCCGCTGCCGACAATGGGAATCTGTTTGTCCACCTCAATCAGAAATGACCAGAATGGCAGCTCCATGGTTTTGTCATCGCGGACAATGGGCTGGGCGGGATTAAGCCTGGGCATTTTCCACCCCCACCAGCTGGGCCGTCAGCGCGATAATGACCGGCTTTACGGGTTCGGACAGGGTGAAACGGTACACGTCGAACCGCGATACCCGTCCCAGCCTGCGCCAGATCGCCCGGCGGTTGTATTCCCCCTCTTTCCCTATGGGGCGCTCGCGGACGTAGGTGAAGCTTTTCCCGCCGTTCAGTGACCTATCCATGATGATCATGGGGTCCGGCTCCGACGCATTCCCTACGCCCGATTCCATTGTCAGTTCGAGGTAGGGCACGAAATACGGCTGCATGTTGTTTTGAAATGGCTGGGTGGACATGACCCGATGAACCGCCTCCCCATACTCCGTGTAGGTGTCCATGGACAGCAGGCCGATTCGCCCGTCCTGGGTATCCCCCACATAGAGATTCCCGTATGCCTGGACAAAGCAGGCGGCGCGGTAGGTGATGTCGATGGTGTCGTCGTTCTCGTCGATGTAGCGCGATGCCCGCTCCGCCCAGATCCCGGTGGTGGTATCAAATACAATGGCGGTGGTCGGCAGGGTCCAGCCGATAAAGAAATGGCCGGATTGTGCGTAGGACCAGCCATACACCGCAGCGAGCTCCGCCGTGGTCAGGCCCTGCAATAGCTCGTCGATCGCATCGGTTGAAATCTTCTGTGTGGTGTTCCCGTTCAGCGCGTAAACGCCGGGGGTTTCGCTCTTGCCGCCGCCGATAAACGCAAAGGTCTCGGACCCGTTGACGACTGAAAACGGGGCAACGGTCCCCTCATCCAAAAACAGACCCGAGCGCTGAAAGGGGAAGTCTGCACCGCCGATGTTGGAAAAGGCTTCGGTGGTGGTCTCGCCGACGATGAACAGCTGGTTTTTGAACACCACCGGGGTGACCGTGGCATCGGGCGAAGACTCGGCGGTACCGTAATCGATGGCGTTGTAATCCGTCCCGTCATTGATCGCGGAGAGAATGAATTTTTTGGCGTCGGTCGTGAAGACAAAATACCCGTCCACGAACGTGACCTGCTGGGGGTTGCCGTTGGTGGTGAAATCCAGGTCCGAAATCGCAGTGAGCGTGGAAGGCTCGGTGAATATATACCCCGCGCCACCAGGCACCAGGATGCACAGCTGGGTTCCGTTGTCCGACATGGACACCCGGCCAGTGCCTGAAATCGTGCCCAGATCGTCCAGGGTGTGGTCACTGTTCAGGCGGTAGAGATTCGACCCGTTCACAAAATAGGGGATGCCGGCCATCACCCGGGCGCCACGGTTCGCCCCCTCGCCGCTGGTGACCACCTGGGACATGCCGGGAGATCCGTATAATTGGGCCTCAGACAACGATGGCGCAGAGGGTATGCTGACGTACCAGTTCATGCACTGCTGCGCCGACACGGGCAGGGAGCGCGCCCTGTAGAACCCGTTACCGATTGGCAGGCTGGTGATTGGCATCAGGCCACCTCAAACCGCGCGGAGGCGACAACAACCGCCTCTGTTGCCAGGTCATCCTCAACCCACAACTCGACATAATCCCCCAGGGACAGGGTGACCAGCTTGGCCAGCGTGACCGTAGCGGGCGAGGCGGTGAGCGCAGCGGATGCGGACTGCTGGGATACGCCGTTTTTCATGATGTGGAACGTGCAGGTACTGTTGCCGGTGGCCGACAGGGTGATGCGTACGTCCGCGTCGATGTCGCCAAGCGCGGTGCTTACCACTGTCCCGGTGATATCGGCCCGCAGCCCATTGGACGCTTCTCCGCGCCAGAACCCATTTACCCTGACGGGCGTATCGGTAGCGGTGAAGACGGTTTCCAGCGCATTCCCGGATAGCGTCAGCATGGCTGTACTGACCTCTGCGAAATACGCCGACCCGTAGCCATAACAATTATCATTGCCTGAACCTGCGGGTAGCGTGTCGGGCAGCACGGAATTAATGGCTGCACGCCCCAGCTTGCGCAGGGTCTGCATCCCCTCGCTGGCCTGCCTGGAGAGGGCCGCCGTAATATTGCCGCCATAGTCGGCGGATATCTCGATTGCAAGGTTGGCGATAATCCCGCGCCTTGCGCCCGGCGGGACAGTTACCTCATCCTCGACATTATCAACCGGCGTGTAACCCAGGCGGATACCGTCCGCCTCGTAGGCGGCCATCAGGTCGTTCAGGGAGTCCAGGGCGTCCTGGTATTCGTCGGGTTCGAGAGGCGCATCGCTGGCCTGCACCAATACGCGCTTCAGGGCGGTCTGTATGATATCGCCGGCAGTACTCATGTCGGCAATGGAGTCCAGCCATTTTCCATGGCATAGGCCACGGTGTCATCGTTGAACACGGTGGTCAGCGTAAAGCCTGACGGCCTTTCCCATGTGATTGTCGGGTTTCCGTTCTCGTCCGTCCCCGTCGCTACTAGCACCTCAGGCTGGGTTTTTGTTTCGTCTGCTGTTTTCTTCTGTCTCGCCATTTCGTCCCCCTTAAGTAAAAAAGGCGGTGGGCCATTAGGAAACCCACCGCCCTATCATCAGTCCACGAGGGGCCGGTGATTAGACGCCGTAGCACTGAGCAGCGAAGAAGGGATTCAGAGTGCCGTAGGCAGGAAGCAAGTCCACCCGCAGCTTGTTCTGGTTCTTCGTTGCATCAGCCCACTTCGTGAAGCGCAGCGTTATACCATCTTCAGTGGCGGTGTAGCTCTCGGTTGCAGACAGCTTCGGCAGCTTCACCGTGGTCAGCGTGAACGCTTTCGGGTGATAGGCCAGTGCCGGCTGGTAGACCGCAGCAGAGGTTCCAAGGATCGTCACAACATCACTTGATGCCAGTGCGGCGGTAGTGGTGTTGTAGGCGCCAGTTGCCTCATAGATACCGGGGGCAGATACGGTGATCGTGCCCGCGCCGGCGGTGCTCAAGGTGACATCAGCGGTAACAACTGCGCGGAACTTCACCTGGGCGCCAGAGGCGTCAAGCACAGCCTGTCGGCTGGCGCGCGATACGTAGTACCTACCTGTCACCTCAACAACCGATCCCGCTTTGATCACTGCCGAGGCGGTGAAGCCGGACACGGCCCAGTCCTGGGTCATCGTGTCCTTAGCGCCGAGATAAGTAACCGTGGGGTTGGATGCCAGGGCGCCAACGAGATCGGCAGCGGTGGTGTTGGTGCGAGTTGCCAGGGCGTTGGATGAAAATACCTGAAAACCGCCCATGTTCTTGCTGACCATGGCCCTTTCCCATGCGGTATCCACCTTTGTGCCTGACCCGGGGGATATGGTGGTGGCTTGCAAGCCCGCAAGCACCGCGCATACCTGCGGGTTGGCAGCATAGTACCAGGGGGAGTCCTCAGGAACGCCCAGTGACTTCATGTGGGCGCCGGCGCCGGCAACATCGGACCATGCGTCAATCGCGGTGCCAACTGCGCCGTAGACCAGCCCGGCCCGCTTCATCATGTACCCGGCGAAGTCGGTTTCCAGGTTGGTTACCAGGCGGGTAGCCATGGGTGCCAGGATTTCTTCCATCTGGTCCATGCTGGTTGCCTGCTCCAGAATGGTCCAATCGGTGAACACGGTTTTAAAGTTTTGCACCACACAAGCCGCGCGGCCAGCGGTGATGTCAGACTTCGTTTCCGATGTCAGGTCACCGTCTGAGGTTGAGCTGACGTTGTAGTCATGCGGGCGCTTGGTGTAGAGGGTAGTGCCGACCGCCGGCGTAAATTTGCCATCGAATGCCTGCCGGTCAACCGTGTTCAGAATAACGCGATTGGCCTTGAAGGCCTCCATAAATTTTGGGATGACAACGGTTGAAATGTTGCTTGAGAGTGAGTTAGCCATGAGTATTGCTCCTGTACGGGCATCAAATAAAATTCAGGTCTCGGTGCTGTAACCGATGAATTCCAGCGATACCCGCATGTAGGAGCGGTGGCCTGCGCTGCCGTGGGCGCGATTATCCGGCGGTGCCCGCCTGGTTGCTGCGGTGGGTAAGCATATGCACAGGCATTACAATCATGTCAACTACTCAATAACAAGGCCCTTCCCGCCCAGTTTCCCCTCCCGCTGGCCCGATCCACGGACAGACTCCAGCGGAGCGGGTGGGGGGGTCGATACCCGCTTGGTCAACTTCGGCTTTATCTGTGTTTCGATATAGATGGCGGCGCCGATGGGTGACATGCCGCCGATCTTATCCAGCTCTTCGATGTGATTGGCGAGGTAGACAGTCAAGGCCGGACCCTGGGCATCGTGCAATACGTGTTGTACAAGTTCTGGCGCCATGCCAACAGCGGCCACCTGGCGACCGGAGACCTGCAATTCAGCGTCCTTGATACCCAGCTTCCGCGCCCGGTTCTGGTAGGCGGTAACGGTCTTTTCAAGTTCGGCCTGCTCAGCCTCCTCCTTCGCCTTCCTTTGCGCGTCCTGGTGCTGCTTGGTGAGGTACTGCACAGCGTCCCACTGGGTAGCCCTTTGCAATGCCTCGTCGCGCTGCTGCATCTTCGCGTCAAAATCATCAGCGAAGGGGTCCGGCATTGGCGGTACCTCTGGCCTGCCAGTCTGCGCCTGCTGTTGCGGCCTCAACTTTTGGACCTCCGCCTCCAGCTGCTGCCGCGCCTCTCTTTCTTCCTGAAGCTTCTCAAGGTTGCGGGCTGCCGCCCGGCGCGCTATTTCGTCCACCTTGGCTTGCTGTTCGGGGGTGAACTCTACCCGCGCTTCTTTTTCGTCGTCCTCTTTCCCCGACTCCTCGTCCGGCTTCTCGTCCGTCCCTTTATCGGCTTCCGGTTCCTCGGCTTCCGGCTGGTCTTCCGGTTGCTCGTCCAGTTCTTGATCAATTACCAGTGCTTTTTCGCCCATAACTTACTCTCCGTGACCCACTTTTTCGTTAAAATCGGCGGATAGTGGAACCCCCAGCCGCTCGCTGATTGCCGCCAGCTCATTCTCCCGACACGCGGGGTTATCGACATGAACCACAAGCACGTCGTCGTGATCTTCAAGCCATGACTCCATTTCAGCCCAGCACAGTTCAAGGCGCGAGAGGCTTTCACCGCGCCTTGTCCAGCTGGCCTTAACTTCCTCTTTGTCCCTGAGCGGCATAATCGCCGCGCCCGGTTTTTTGGGTGCGTGAATAATCGGGGCGTTCATCTTCCCGTCGAAATGAATCTGCACGAAGTCCCCCATGCCCCAATAGTCGTCAGTCTTGACAAGTCCCGCTCCTAGCAGGCATTTCTCTATAAACCGTGTCCCTGTGTGTGGTACGGATATAACGCGAATCAATGCGGCCTCCAGGTCAGGAATTAACTTCCAGCTCGAATACATCACTGCTGCTGGAGCTGGTCGCCTTGATGCCTGAGAATTTACCCTCAAGGATCAGGCCAATAGGCGCGGTCAGGTCAATGGTGTTTTCCCCGCCGATACTGGTGTATGACGTGCTGTTGCCAGCCCTGGCGGTTATCGTTACTGTCCCGGTTCCAACATCAATATTCCGGCAGTTGATTTGAATTTTATCGCCGGTAGTTGGAAACCGATCCACTGTCGCAACACCCGAGCTGCTTTGCCCTACTGAGGAATGGTCGAACATATCTATCTCTCCGCTTGATTGTTACCGTTGTGCGCCGAACTG